GGCAATCAATTGGGCACTTCAAGTTCAAACGCTGATCTTGAACTGACAGCCAGCGGCACGGGAACCATAAGGGTGGTAAATGACACCATCACTATGGGAGATGGATCAGGCAACTGCCTTTTGACCACGAACACAGACAACGTGCTACACATAGGCGTCAATCAAACACAGGCTGACGTTTCAGCACCCGAGGCCGCAACAGAGGCCCACTTAAGATTTTTAACAAATGGCAACATCGTGATGCGAACCGCGGGAGATGATTACATCTATGGCAATTGCGATAGTCTCATACTGGGAAAGACCACAGCACCGAACTATAACGCAGATTCACAGATCACTTCAGCGGGACGTGGTGATTTGACATTGACTAGCAACTCCTATATCAATTCTACGGAACCAAGAATTGTGTTGTATGCTCCAGGTGCCGGCTCCACGCCCGCGGCCAAGGCAGAAGGCGTATTGGCCCTCGAAGCGGGAGATTATGCGGATCTTGAATTGACCACATCAAACGATGGCAGGATTGACATCACAACAGCGACATCTACTACCATAGGTTCAAACGGTTCAGCGGCAGCACCCACTACAAACCCAGTGGGCTATCTCAAGATCAAGATCGCTGGCACAGAATTTCAGATTCCCTATTATAACGTGTAATGAATATAAATATCATTGTAAATTTACAGAAACAAGGAGATCCTAAAAAATGACAAGGGCACACCTTAAGACCAGAACAGCATCAACGTCCACAGTTTCAGACACCGCAGTAGCGGGTGCGGCGCTGACACACGCTGAACTAGACTCAAACTTAATCAATCTGCGAGACTCAAGTTGGGGCATAGCGGACGATTCATCAACGGTATTACAGGTATCAGATGACAAGACCATCACCATAGCGGGTGGTTCAGGCATAACAACTGCCCTATCAGGTGATACACTGACCATAACCGCGTCAGAATCACAACCAGTATTCAAGACGATTTCAGTGGCAGGACAGAGTGATGTGGTAGCGGACGGCACCACTGACACTTTGACACTGGCAGAAGGCAGTGGCATCACGATCACAACCAACGCCGGCACTGACACCATAACAATAGCCAGCACAGCATCAGGCACGATCACGGCATTGAACAATCAAGCCGCAAACAGATTGACCACCATAGGCTCAACCACTACGGAACTGGACGGCGAAGCAAACTTGACATTTGACGGCAGCACACTGGCCATAACGGGAGCGATGACCGCCACGACTTCAATAGCCAACGATGCTATATCAATTGACGACAACGTGATCAAGACCACGAGGTCCAACGACGACCTGAACCTCGAGGGCAATGGCACGGGACAGATACAGATCAGGGCCAACGGTGGAGACTTCGCGAACTACGGCACTAACAATAGGTATGACAACGCGAACTTGATGTATTACGAGAACCTGTCAGACACCGTAGGGGATAATCAGAGGCACTACACGAATGCCATGGTCCAGAACAACAAACTGACCACGGGACAGAGCAGTTCAAACCAAAATGACCGTTGGAGGAACCAGGTCATAAACAAATTGGATCTCAACGGATCCAGTTCAACTGCCATATCCGCGATGTATCGTAGCAGGGGTCCTATGGGGTTAGAGGTCTTGGCAGTCATTGACAACGCATCAGCCACTGATGCCACGCTGGGCAACGCATCAGGTGGAAACTACGGTGTCAGCATCTACCCATCCAGCACAGGGGAGATCACCATCACGGGCACCACGGGTATGGGCTCATACCTTGACGTGGGCATTAATTCAGATCCCATCACGATCACTGACCACGTGGCCTTCAAGAGCATAGGCATTGATCACTACAACAACAACGGCACCACGGGTGCCCTGACCCTAACGGACTACTATGGATTCTATGCCGGGACACACGCAGATGGTGCCAGCACAGCACTGACCCTGACCAACAACTACGGTTTCTACTTTGACACGGACACCCAGGCCACCAACCAATACGCATTCTATTCAGCCAATGACACAGCCAAGTCAAGGGTGGGATCACTGGAGAGATACAGGGAAGAGATCAACGCACTGACTTCAAGTTCAACCATCACGGTTGATTGTGCTCTGGCACCGATCCACACTATAACGCTGGGCACGAACACGGAATTCAACGTCAGCAATCTTGGCACTGGACAGACTGCCACACTGATCATAACCCAGGACGGCACGGGTTCTAGGACTGCCACGTTTGGCACTGATGGCTCAACAGCGGTCAAGTTCGCTGGTGGCACACCAACGCTGTCAACAGCGGCTTCTGCCATAGATGTCATAACCATATTCAATGACGGCACAAACTATCTAGGCAACATAGCCCAAGCATACGCATAAGGAGGAAAATATGCCTTTAGGATTTGCGAAATCAACATTCACACACAAGGCCGCGGCCGCGGCTGGGGCACCCACTTTTGATCTTGGATTCTTCAACAGTGAAAATCTCGGTAGTTCAGACAACGGTGCTGGTCTACTGTTAGACGCTGGATCAGGCAACGCGTGGCCAATCAACAACAGAAGGATGACATTGTCAGTTTGGATAAAGGGCACGACATCAGATCTACCCACAGACAACAAGTATATGCTATTCAGACAATTGACTTCTACTGATTCAGGTTTCTTCGTCCAAGTTCAGAACAATGGAACTGAATGTTTCTTTCAAAGGGCAAGCGGGGGTGGAAACAAGGGACTGCTCTGTTTCCCAACCAATTTTGAAACTGACTTTTGGGATGACGAATGGCATCATTTGCTATGGTATGTTGACACCAACAGCACACAGACGGCTTCAAATGCGTTCTACGTTGACGGTGTCGCACAGACACTTACTTCAGATAGTAATGGCATAACGGCGGCCATCACACAACACAGATACGGCAAGCACAATTCAAACGACAACACCACCGCGGACAACACAGACTACTATGACTCAAGATCAGGCACGGTCAAGACTTCACAACTTTGGTTGGATTTTGGCTACAACAGCCACGACACGGATTTCACCAAGTTCTACGACAGCGGTCCAGTTGATATGGGCACTGATGGCACCGGATCGGGTCTATCGCAACCAGACATATATCTCTACCAGAACTCGGGCACTAACATACAGAATGGTGGATCAATCAATCCAAGCACAGTGTCAGTGATCAACGAAGGCACAGGTGCTTACAACGTGTCTGACACTGGTGGGCCAACAGCATAACTTTAAATGACGTCAAATTTATACAAAAAAGATGGTTGGTATTTGCCCAACAAAGATGATATTTTGCTATCACAAGTGTCAGAACAGGGTTATCAAATATCACAGAGGAATCAAATAATTGACCTATTGAAGCAAAAAGGTTGTGAGTTCAAACACTGCCTTGACATAGGAGCACACGTGGGACTATGGAGCAGACCACTGCTAGATCATTTTGATAAGATAACCGCGTTTGAACCCATCGCAATATTGAATGAATGCTACGAGAAGAACGTGCCGCTTGAACGTGTATCACTACACAAAGTGGCCTTGGGTGCTGAAAAGAAAACTATCACGATAAATGTAGATCAAACAGATAGTGGAGGAACACACATTACGCCCAACGGCAACACGCAAGTTGAAATGGATAAATTAGACAATTTTGATCTAGGACAAGTGGACTACATAAAGATGGATGTTGAGGGCTATGAATCAGAGGTGCTAAAGGGTGCGGTCAATCTACTTGACACACAATCGCCCGTGATACATCTAGAACTCAAGATGAAGAGTCTCTCTAGATGGGGACTAGACAAAGACGCTGTTAGATCTTGGTTATCAGACAGGGGATATAAACAAGTCCTTAAAATAAAAAGTGAATTTGTTTTTTGTAAGGAGTAATGAATGACTTGGCCCGCAGGCTCAAAGGCAACGACCACAGACATAGATCAAGGCACTGACAGCCCCAACTTGAGCAGAGTCCAGATAAAACAGGACATTGACAACATCAACGCAATCACTGACACGTTTGACATACCCACTGGCACACCCAATGGATCAATTTTAACATACGACGACGCCGCTGGTGAGTTCAGCACGACGTCAGCACAATCACTGGCCAAGGCGTTCCTGATCTACAAGGGATTCGAGGAGGACTTGGACGAGACACAGAGCGAGGAGGGCATCTACCCCACCACGGCAGACGGCAGGCGGAACAAGATGATGGACAGGCGACTGAAGTATGATCCCTTTGGCTTGATCACTGACATCACGGGGGATGGCTGGCAGTTGTCAGAGGGCACATACTTGATCCAAACCCAGAGCCAGCAGACCTTTTACATCACCAACTATGGAGCGTTTGGTTCCGTTCAAGGGCCCAGTTGGCTGGGGCACAAGATACTGAACATAGAGGACGACGGCGACAGCACGGACAACTACCCGGCGAGGTGGGACACCTATGGAGATTTCAATGACATCGCGGCGAAGGGGGCTAGCCAATTCTACGTATTCACGGTGCCCGAGGGGCAACAGCGGAAATATTACCTGTTCGTAGATGGTTTAAGCGATCTATCCTATGACTTTGGGGCATCTACAACGATAGGTTCCACAAACAATAAACGAGCCAACGTGGTGATTGAAATAATTAAGATAGGAGGATAACATTATGGCGATTTGGCCAAGTTCAACAAAAGCATCAACAGACAACGTGGACAGCGGCAGCGACAAGCCTAGGCTGGCACGTGCTGACATCAAGCAGAACATAGACAACACCAACAGCATAATAGATATGTTTGACCTCGCTTCACCCAGCGACAAGGACATCTTGGTGTATAACAGCACCAACTCAAGATTCGAGACACAGGCGGCTGTGTTCCAGGAAGCGATTTTACAGATAGGCACGGCGGTCAGTAGCACTGACCCACAGATAGACATCACGTCAATCACCAGTGATCCCAGCGGCATAACCAGTGTGTCATCGGGACAATTCACGCTGGGCGTGGGCACGTATCTCGTATGGTGCTGGACTGCGAACGGATCAAACTTCAGCGGGGCCGCGATCAGGTCAGGTGCTCCCTTTGAACTACAGGACCCAGATGCTGATCCCATAACCGTTATAAATTACAGCGGCAGTCCCGTGTTAGACGGACTGATGTTCTTTGACAAGTTAGAGGTAGTGGGCACCAGCAACACGTTCAGGGTCAAGCACAACGCCACGTTCGCCCCCGAGACAACATCAGGCGACATACCGAACAGAACATATCTACGCATAGTCAAAGTGGCGTAAGCCAATAAATATCTGTGTTATAACAAACAAAAACACAAACTTAATTAAGGAGAAAAAATTATGAGTGCTGCCAGCAATTATTTAGAAAATGCGGCCCTTGATCATATCTTGAGGAACACTGCGTTATCACAACCAACAACATTGAGACTAGCGTTGTTCTCGGGAACAGCGTCAGACGTATTAGCGGCGTTAGAAGAAGGCACAGGTGCCAGAACAGCAGGCAACTGGGGATACTACGAGATCACAGGCGGAGCATACGAGAGGAAGGCTGCCGCATTCGCGGCTGCTTCAGGTGGTTCAGCGGCGACTAGTGGTAATATCACTTTTGACACAGCCACAGCCAACTACAACAACGCGGCCACTTCAGGCGCAACGATAACTTGTATCGCGATTATGGACGAGGCTTACACGCCCACAGGTTCAGGCACACACGCGGGCAACGTATTGTTCTACGGACAGTTGGACAACCCCAAAGAAGTATTATCCGGGGATACGTTCCAAGTGAGCACGGGCAACTTGACCGTAAGTTTGGCTTAATACTCTACTGGAGGTTAGCCGATGGCTCTTAAGGGCATAGGTATAGACATAAATGGCTACACGGTAGCCAACTACTACACACCTGACACCTACACTTCACCATCATTGAGCGTGGGAGATTATTTCACGCCACAGGGTTATGTGAATGCTGACTACGTGGTTGAAAGCCTGGATCTTGTATCCACTTTCACTGTGTCAGCACTGGGCACCCTAGAGATAGCCAAGGCTAATCTTGTTTCAACATTCACACTACAGGCTGACGCGGACAAGTTTGATCTAGCATCAGCCAGCATAACGTCAAGCATCACTGTGAGTGTGGAGGGAGGCCTGCTACAATCAGCACAGGCATCGCTTGACAGTTCAACAACACAATCAGCAGACGCAAACACGACCTTTGACGTAGGCAAGACCATAACAACAACAATCACTACCAGTCAAGACGCCAACGTTTCGTTCGTGGCTGTGCCCAGCATAGATTCAACTCTGACATTGATCAGTGTTGGTGGCGTGAAGTTTGACCCACTTGAAGAGGGCGAGCAAGACGATTACACTTGGGACACGTTCGCAGAGAGTGATTTCATTGACAGGACTTGGAACGAATGGTTTGGTAATAAATGGCACCCAGGTCTGATAGCGTTTGGTCCAATATCAACTTTCAGTTGTAATGCTGGACTTGTATTTGGCGGTGTAGCGAACTTCATTGATGCTGTGATCACAACATCACAGAATGCTAACGTGGTGTTTGATCCCACAAAATCAATCACTGCGTCTACCAGCATAGCCAGTGATTACATCAGGATCAGGAACGCTGACCCGGCGTCTTACACCATCAACGCGACAACATCACAAGATGCGAATGTGTTGTTTGATTCAGACGCGTCAGTCAGCACTGCGATATCTACAACAGTCAATGGTAATGCCACGTTTGACCCTGACAAGGCAATCAGCGTGGTCAGTTCAACATCACAGAATGCTAATGTGGTGTTTGATCCCACAAAAGAGATCACAGCCGCATACAGCGTGAGTTCAAATGGTAATGTAGCATACACTGACAGTTCGTCATTGAATGCGTTTAACATAACATTGACATTCGCTAGGCTCATTACGATAGCGGATCCGTGGAACATATTGACAGTATTACAGGACACGAGGACCATAAAACCCATACGAGAAACAAGAGTTATTATGGTTTTAGACGAATCGCGTGTAAATAACACAAACATTGAAACGAGGAGTTATCAAGTGCCACAAGAAACTAAAAAATTCAAAATTTACAAACCAACTTTCAGCAACAGAAGTAGCATTCCAAAAGTGAGGTCAGAAGCATAATGGCCAGTTTGACAGGATTCAAAAGGGATAACAAAGGTGCGTTCATTGAGAAGCACCCAGATGCCAACATACAATACGGGGTAGATTGGACGGACTATCTTAACAGCGGAGACGCAATCAATTCAGCGACAGCGACCATCGAGACGATAACGGGAGACGCGAGCCCATTGGCACTGCCCACGGACGCTTCAACGGACGTGGTTGTTTCAGGTGCTGTGGTCAACGTGAGACTGAACGGTGGCACGTCAGGCAATGAATACAACGTAGACGTCAGGATAAACACAGTCAACGGAGACGCTGACGTGAGGAGATTCAGAATAATAATAGGACCCAAGCATCTATAATGACAGAGAAGAAATATAAAATAGATCACGATTTGGTATTCAAGTTGGCCAGTATCCATTGTTCTTACGAAGAGATAGCGGACGTGGTAGGCACAAGTGTGCCAACACTGAAGAAAAGATTCAGCAAGATTATTGACAAGGGTAGGGCAGAAGGCAAGAAGAGCCTACGTAGGGCACAGTTTGAGGCAGCGGTGGAGAAGAAAGATGTTCGTATGTTGATTTGGCTTGGCAAGCAGTTGTTGGGACAGACCGACCAGGCGAACGACACAGAATCACAACAGCCTTTACCTTGGCAAGAATAATGTATGAAGTTATCAGATCCACAGAAAGTGGTCGCACAAGATCACACAAGATTTAAAATCTTGGTCTCCGGCAGGAGATTTGGGAAGACAACCCTAGCAATCAGAGAACTATGTTATCACGCCAGACACCCAGATACACTGTGTTGGTATGTTGCGCCCAGTTATAGGCAAGCACGTCAGATCGCTTGGACAAAATTAAAGAAAGTTCTACTTGAATTACGTTGGGTCAAAAGATTCAACGAGGCTGACCTCACTTGCTATCTTAAGAACGGTAGCATCATCGCACTGCGTGGTTCAGACAACCCCGACTCACTGCGTGGGGTGGGTATAGATTATTTGGTGCTGGATGAAACAGCCGACATCAACGAGCAATCTTGGACTGAAGTTTTGAGGCCAACGCTGTCTGACACCAAAGGCAAGGCGTTGTTCTTGGGCACGCCCAAGGGACACAACTGGTTCTATGACCTGTATCAGAGGGGACAAGACCCAGCAGAACAAGAATGGTCAAGTCATCTATACACCACTGAACAGGGTGGTTGGGTAGATGCTGATGAACTGGCACAAGCGAGACGAGATCTAGACACCAAAATCTATCGCCAGGAGTATCAGGCGACTTGGGAGACCTTCACTGGCCTGATATACTACGGCTTTGATATGGCACAGAACAACGGCTCACACAAGATAACAGAAGAAGACAAAATCATATACGTGGGCGTGGACTTTAACGTATCACCTATCAGTGCTGTCGTGGCCAAGATACACAATCACAAGATATACGTCTGCGACGAGATAAGATTGTTTGGCAGCAACACGCAGGAACTATGCGACGAGATACTGAACAGATATCCGAGCAAGAAGATTATGGCTTTCCCAGATCCCAGTTGCGTCCAGCGTAGGACGTCAGCGGGTGGTAAAACTGACTTGAGCATCCTACAGAACAACGGCTTCGTGTGTAAGGTGTTGACCAAGCATATGCCCGTCAGGGATAGGATCAACAGCGTCAACAGTAAATTCTGTAATGCCAACAATGAGCGAAGTCTGTTTATTGATAGAAGTTGTAAAAATCTATTAAATACTATGCTTAAACAAACATATCGCGAGGGGACAAACGTGCCGGACAAACAGCAAGGACTAGATCATTTAGGAGACGCACTTGGTTATTTGGTCAGTTTCTTATACCCAATCACCAGAGATGTTGTTGAGACGAGCACACAGAGATTTAACATACAAACGAGGATAGGTAATGGCAGATATTAATTTCACATCAACACAATTTGACTACGAAGGTCCAGATTACGGTTTACAAGGCCTGCCAACTCACGAAGAATACACCAATTACATCAGACGTTGGAAATTCCTTATAAATTCATATTTGGGAGCCCATCACTACAGGATGGGATCATATCTTACCAAGTATGTGTATGAGAGTGATGTAGAATATCTAAACAGATTAGCAACTACCCCATTGGACAATCAGGTGAAATCAATTTCACACATTTACAACAGTTTTTTATACAGGAATGAACCCAAGAGAGACCTAGGTCAATTCACTAACGCACCAGAGATGGCACAGTTTATGGAAGATTGTGATATGGAAGGCAGGAGTTGGGAATCATTTATGAGGGACGTCAATCTTATGAGCACGGTGTATGGACACTGTGTTGTGATGGTGGACAGACCCGACACAGTTGTTGGCACCCGTGCTGACGAACTATCGCAAGGCATCAGACCATACGCGACGCTATACACCCCAGAGAACGTTTTGAATTGGAACTTCATTAGAATGCCAAACGGACACTACGAATGTGAATTCATACAACTGTTAGAGAAAGAAGACAAGACATACAGAGCAGATACGAATTACTACGTGCGGACTTGGACCAAAGACGAAGTCATACTTGAGGCCTACAACCCAAACAAGAAGTCAGCACTGGAAGAGATAGAACGTAAACCAAACCCAATTGGTGTTGTGCCTGCGATATGGTGCTATGCGGCGAGATCGCCAATCAAGGGCATAGGTGTATCAGACATAGGCGACATAGCGGACGTCCAGAACGCCATCTACCAAGAACTATCAGAGATAGAACAATTAATCCGTTTGACGAACCACCCAACGTTGGTGAAAACACCAGACGTCCAGGCTTCAGCGGGTGCTGGTAGCATAATCACTATACCCAACGAGACTGACGCAGGACTCAAGCCCTATATTTTACAGCCGAGCGGCACTAACCTAGAAGCGATATTGAAGAGCATAGACAACAAAGTCAAGTCAATTGACAGGATGGCACATATGGGTGCGATCCGAGCCATAGAGACAAGGCAGATGAGTGGCGTGGCTATGATGTCAGAGTTCTTGTTGCTGGACGCCAAACTTTGTGAGAAGGCCAAGCAGTTAGAATTGTTTGAGGAGAACTTCTTCAGACACTGGGCTAAATGGCAGGGTCAGGCGTTCACCGGAGACATCAAATACCCGATGGCGTTCCACATCAGGGACAAGAGCCTTGATATGGACCTATTACACAAAGCGGCTGTCATACAGAGGGACAGCGCCACAGCATCACCAGACGTCAAGGCGTTGCTTGATCAAAAAATAAAAGAATTACTTGCTAAAGATGAGGACGAATTCAACGAGATGATGGAGAACACTCCAACAGATATGACTCATCCGCCAATACAGAATGTAGATCAAATGATAGCACATTTGAGAGAGATGATTTCACAGGGCTACACAGATGAACAGATCAAACAACTACACCCGGAGTTAGGCGATGGCGAAGTATCAAGGCAAGACGGTCAAACTTAACAGACCTTTCAGGACATCAGGACAGAGCAAGAAGTTCGCCGTGTATGTGCGATCAAAGAGCACGGGCAACGTCAAGAAGGTGAGATTTGGTGATCCAAATATGCGTATCAAAAAGAACAACCCGGCGAGGCAGAAGAGTTTCTTGGCACGTATGGGAGGTGTGTTGAAGTCAGTGAGGGGACAGAAGAATTTGAGTCCTGCGTATTGGGCGATACGGTCTTGGAGGAAAGGATTCAAGGCATAATGGACAAGTTTGATGAAATTATGATAGCCATACTGGACGCCATAGACAGGGCGTTTGAATGGTTGAGCAAACAGATAAAGAGATTTTGGTAATGGAGGATCTAGATGGATTACAGATTTACAGCAATACTGATCATATTGTTCATCTTGATGGTAATCTTTCTAGAGCCGGCATACATACCCAACACTAAATGAGCATAAGAAGAATATACAGAGAACCCGTTGAAACTAGCAGGCACTTACAATTGAAGCAGGCGTGCCTAGACTACTTCACCGCGTATGAGAAGTTGATGAAACGACCATCACGTAAGTTCGCTCTACAGGCGAGGCGGGCACTGCTCAAGATGAAGAAAGTGATAAAATTCAGAAGGCAAGAATTGATGACATTGTATAGCGATGTCCAGAACATAGGGAGGGAACCATTGTATGGCGTTCACGACAAACACAGCAGGAGCGTTAATAGGAAAATCAACAAGAAAACCAACAATAAAGAAGAGGAGGAGTCTTATGCCAGGAACTAGGAGCGGTAGAAGAAAACCAGCCAAAACGTCTATGACAAGAAAAGGCAAGAAGAAAAGTGGCCGTAGGAAGTAAAGACATTGAAGCGTGGATTAGAGGACAGATTGTTAAGACAAATAAGAAAGTTGGAAAAGCAATCTGTCCGGCTGCGGCTAGAGTTATCAAGAAACATTCGTATCAGATCACGATGGCACAGGACGATGTGTTGGCTCAAATTGATCAGTGTTGTGGTCTTTTTGGCGTTTTTGGTTTTGATATCGTTATCATATATTTCAACAAGCGGGTGAGCGAGAAAAGGCTCTCCAACATCTGTCAGCAGGCACACGAGAGCAACCCCAGATTCGCTGTGATGTATGATCACCCCAGCAACAACGGCAAACACAAGGGCGTTAGTTTCAGTTTTGGTAAAGCACCCCTCATAATGATTCAGGACCTAGAACAACTGAAGAAGTTCCAGAAGATCTATCAGCAACAGGGCTGGTATGATGCTTGGGGCATTAAAGATTACGATCAGTTCTATTAGCAATAAATAAACGCATACGGGCTATACTACCCGAGAAAACAACAGGAGGACACGATGAGTCAAGAAACATCGGATTTGAATACGGCGACTGCTACTGCGGCACAGCCTGAACAAACAAAAAATACCCCATCGCAGGCGGAAACGGAAAGTCAACCCGTAAAGACATACACACAAGAAGACGTTGATAACATTATGGCCAAGGTCAAACACACGACTGAATCCAAAGTGTTGAAGAAGTTTGATGGCGTGGATGTTGAGACCTACAAGACTTTGCTTGAAAAGGAGGAGCAATCCAGATTAGAAGAGCAAAAGAAAAAAGGTGAGTTTGAACAGATACTCAAGGAGCAAGCCGAGAAGGCCAGTTCTAGGATCCAAAAATTGACTGACGAGTTGTCATCTATCAAGATTGATGGTGCGTTGCTGAATTCAGCGAGTAAGCACAAGGCAATCAACCCTGAACAAGTCGTTAGACTTGTGAGAGAACAGGTGAAGATGACTGACACAGGTTCAGTTGAAGTTGTGGACCCGGTATCAAAACAGACACGATACACTGACAAAGGTGAGTTGCTATCACCCGATGGGCTTATTGAAGAATTTCTTCAGGGTAATGCTCATTTCGTAGCGGCGGGCCCAGCAGGTAGCGGATCTAAATCAAACACATCTACTGAAGGTGCTAACAAGGTTGATATAAACAAATTGGATCTTAATGATCCAGAACAATTTGCTTTATACAAGAAGTTGAGACACGAAGTCTACAAACCCAAAATATAAAGCACTAACAGGAGAAAATAGTAATGGCACAACCAGAACTACAAACAGCGGACTCCCAATTATATACAAATATATTACAGGAAGCCGTATTCACAGCCAGCGAGAAATCAATCGCAGGTTCAGTGTTTAACGTTTACGATATGACTGGAACAGCGGGCTTAACTGCTCAAATTCCAGTGTATCCAGAAATATCAGCAAGTGCTCCGGCACAAACTGCTGACGTTTCAGAATCAGCGGTATCAGTTTCACAAGTTGATATCACAGCATCAGAGATCGCGGCTAGAGTTGACGTATCTGACTTATTAGCAGAGTCAACATCTAGAAATATGGGATCTGATGTGGGTGTGATGATAGGTGGAGCATTAGCGGAAAAAATTGACGCAGATGCTTTCGCTTTATTCACACAAGCGAATCTATCACAGATCGTTGGTGATGCGGCAGTTGAACTTACACCAGACACAATCCTAAAAGCAGTCTACGAGTTAAGAGGCAACTCTGCGCCCACTGACGCTGATGGAGATTACTTCTGTGTATTACACCCGAAACAAGCATACAACATCGCGAAAGTTTTAACTAACGCGGGTTATGCGGCTTCAGGTGCGGCAGGCGCGATATCAAACGTTGGTAATACTTTATTATCATCAAGTGCTTTTGTTGGAAAAATCTACAACGTGAAGATGTTCCAATCAACAGCGATTGGTGCTGATTCAGTAGCCACAGGTGCCCTGGGAGCAGTATTCAGCCCCCAAGCATTCGGACACGTTGTGAAAAGACCAATCAGACTAGAGACCCAAAGGGACGCTTCTAGAAGATTGACGGAATACATCGGAACAACAGCAAGAGGAAACGCAGTTATTAAATCTTCTTACGCGGTTCTAGTCCAAGGAGACAACCAAATCAACTAATAATTGATTTGATCCCTCCACTATACAAAGGGGCGGCATTCGTGTCGCCCTTTTTTTATATAAAAATAAATAACTGCGTAAAAGAAGGACTTTTACACTAACGAATTAAAGAAGGACTTTAACCAGATGGCACAATTTACTACTGATTCAGACATACTTGAATATGAGCCAGACATCAAGAACTTTGGCATACAAGATTTTGGATCATCACCCAACTTACACGAAAAGACATACGACGACATTATTAGATTGTTGAATATAGAATGGTGGCCCACAGCCCGTTATGGTGCTACGGACGCCAGTGTTGTTGGATCAAACACCAAATTATCACCCAGTAGATTAGACGCTACACAATTCAAGAGAGCGTCTGTGTATTACACACTATACTACTACATCTACCCAAGGTTAAGTTCATTTGATCCGGACAGAGACGCTTTCAGAGAGAAACTAGACTACTACAAAGAGAAGTTCAATGAGGAGTTCAATCTGTTGTTGAGGGAAGGCATACGCTACGACCTAGACAGCGATGGCTCTTACAGCAACTCGGAAAGTCAATCATTCTATAACAACAGGTTAATAAGATAATGTCAGC